GAATTGATATGCGGGAACAAGCCGCACGCGTCACCGTTCACCGTCGAGCGTATCTGACGCGCACGTTTCTGTGCCCAGATGTGGGAGCGTCCATACATCCGGGCGATGGTGCGTGAGTCGAGACAGCCAGGGAGAGACAGCGCCCAGCGTACGAGCTCGACGTGTCTGCGGAAAGGCATCGAGTCAGAGTTAGCAATCGCATCCATGAACGCCTTGAGCATCACGCCGACATGATCGCGTGAGATGAACGCGTCGACCTCGGTGCGTTGCTTCTCTCTCTCAACGTCAAGCTGGTGCCGCAACGAAGCTTTGATCCCGTCTTTAGTAGTGTTCCAACCCGTATGGTTCTCATCAACAGCAAACACGTGCCGTGACTGCACCATCTCGCGGTAGGGCAGCACGCCAGAGTCACGCATCTTGTTTTGCGTTTTCTTAGGCTGAGAGAAAAACCAAGCGTCAAATGACCTGGCCTCGTTAGGAGGCGCCGTTAGGTCGTTGATTCTGGCCTTGGTCACGCGCCTATTTGGCAAGGATGTTACTCAGCGGGCAAGTGGCAAACCTCATAGGGCCTTGCACCTGTTTTCCCAAAGCCCTGTCTCGAGGTTCAGTCTGAACATCCCCTCCCTGACCATGGTGCGGAAGAGATGCTCGGCAGACTTTGCCCGGACCTTGGTCGATTGACCGCGGCCTGTCTGTCGGACGAGGGTGATGATCTGCTGTTCGCCGGCTTGGATGACCTGAATCCACCGAAGCCTGGTGTTGGCCTCGTCTTGGCGCTGGAGGAACCGCTGTAGGGACTGGACGACTACGGCCTTACGCTGGGCGATGGACTGACGACCTAGGGCTGCCCTTGCTTCCATGGCTGGTCGAAGGGCTGGGTTATTCCAGTTTGCCGAGTATGCCTTCAGTTGCTCGATGCGCTTGAGTCTGGCGATCTTCTGCCGGACGCGGTCGGCCTCGATTTGGGCAGGGGTGCGTTTCTTATGGTAGTGTGCCATGTGCGTCAGCTGCATCTTGTATCTCGAGGGGAGGGGGATAGGCCGCCGTCAAGGCGAGCCGTATTTCCTCCCTCCCTCTCTCCTTGTATGTCCATGTATGAACATGGACTACAGGAGAGACATAGATTTGTCGTCGGTTTTGTCGTCGGTTTTGTAAGGGGTGGCATGGGTGGCTAAAATAGGAGGCTGATAGGCCTAGTGGCGGGGGTGGTAGCCACCTAGCCCTTTAAGGGGCGTAGGAGGCCACGCAGAGGGGTCTAATACCCCTCCCCAGAGTCGACTACGGGAGGCTGGGAACGGACCCAGCGGATTTCATCGCGGTTCGGGGAGTGGCGAATGTAGATTTCCCCGCAGGTCTTGAAGCCGTCGGTCATGCCGGCACGGCTACGGCGCTTGGTCAGCCCGAAGCGGTAGATCGGCTCATCCCCTGGGCAACGCTGGAGGCAGGCGATTTCGCGGGCCCAGTTTGTGACTTCTGAGCTGCCGAAAAGTTGGTATGCAAGGTCAGCAGCCGTCTGGCCTTCCTTGTCCTTGGACGACTTGGGCTTCCCGGTATGGTGCATGAAGACGATGATGACCCCGGTCTCGTTGAGGATGGGCTGGATGATGTGGCGTAGGAACTTGGCAGCCTCTGAGGTCTCGGAGATGTCGGCGCCGACAAATGCCATGAGAGGATCCACGAAGCAAATCGTCGCTTGGTGCTGGATGACGAGCTTACGGAGCACGTCGCCAAACTCCTTGCCCGTGGCGACGCTCTCGCGGTAGATGAACATCCTGTCCTTGAGGTCGTCTTTCTGGAACTCGGATAGGCCTAGGCCCTTGATCTGGTCCTGCATGGACTCGGCCACGTCTCCGGCATCGTTCTCGGCTTGGATGACGAGGGTACGCATCTTCATGCCGTCGTTGGTCTTGATGCCGAAAAAGTCCTGACCGAGCGTCCAGTTGATGGCGGCCTGCATCATGAGGGCCGACTTGCCGGTGCCTGCCTGACCAGCCATGACCAGGGAGCCGCCGCGGCAGAGCCAGCGGTTGCCGAGGACGTTGGTGGGGTCGGCCTTGCGGTCGAACTTCATCAGGTCGTCGATGGGCATGCGCTGTGCCGCCTGTCGAACAGACAGGGCCTTGCGCTTATCAGCTAAGCGGGCATAGTGTTCGATAAGGGCATCGGGCTCGGTCACCTTGGAGGCGATGATGGAAGCCTCGCGCATGAAGGCCGCGTCGGCTACCATGTCGACGTGCTCTTGCCGTAGCTCGCGGAAGTTTGAGTATGCGGTCAGATCGGAGACAAAGGAGTGTTCGACGGTCGAGCCGTTCGAGTGCAAGTATGTCGATACCGTTGTCTCATCGACGACCTTACCATCGGACTGAAGGTACAGGATAGCCGTTGCGACGTCCTGATGCTTAGGCTCGAAGAAGTCGGACGGTTTAAGGTTAACAGGGAAAGCCAGGTTATCGCGGATGACGGCACCGAGGAGGTGGCGTTCCGCCGGCACGTTGTTCGGAGGAGTCATGGAAGAAGGGATTGGGGTTTGTGGGCGTGGGTGCCCGGGGTCAAGGTGCTTTGCGAAGGAGACGGTCGAGGTCAGAGCGTCGGTAGTGCGGGACAGGGCGGGGCGTCTTGTAGACGCGGGTCGGGATGTCCATGCCGTCGATGCGGTACTGGATGCCTCGGACGGTGCGGCGCTGCTTGCGGGCGTACTGCGTGAGCGTGACCCATCCAGCGGGGGCCTTAAAGCGTTCGAGCTCGATGGCGGCGATGCGGGCGTCAGCCCAGGTCTTAAACTTGGGCGACAGTCGATAGACGAGGCGACCGTAATTCACGCGGCGCTCTTCGGCGAAGCCAGCCTTGACGATGCGGGCGATGGGTCCGCGAACACCGGCGAGTGTCTTCACGCCGATAAGCGGGACAATCTCCATCGTCCTGATCCAGCCGTCGGCGGCGGTATGCTTCGGGTCGCCCTTCAGCGCGGCGACTAGGGCGTGGGCATCGAAGCGGCTCATCGGGCCTTGGGCGTGTAGACCTTGAGGTCGGTCGTCCAAACCCACTTCTTGCCGACGCGGTGCACCAGCCAGACCTTCCAGTCGTGGCCGTCGACCCAGCCAGCGGCGAAGCCTGAGCCCCAGCGGGACGTGGCTAGGCGGTGCGATGCGTACGCCATGGCGTCCTTCTGGCAGAGACAGCCGGCGGAGAAAGCAGCGCCGCCCTCGGCCTTGGTCAAGTTGACCTGGGCGAGCGTGTGAGTGTGGCCGTGGATCAGAGCGCCTCCGCGGTCAGCGTAGTGCTTACCCTGCTCGGCAGTGGCGTTCAGGCCGTGCGCGTAACCGTGGATGAAGGCCACAGGGCCGAGACGGTAGACGCCCTTCTCAGCGTGGTAGGGCAGGATGGTCTTGGCTCCGCAGCTCTTCGCGGCGGTCTTGATGCGGGCCTCTAGGTCGGCGCAGTAGTCGCGGACGATGGCCGAGCCCGAGGTGTGCTGGAGGGCGACTGCCCGGTGCTCATGGTTGCCCATCAGGTAGACGGTGGGCTTTGTGCGGGCGAGGAAGTCCTCTCCGCCCTGGATGTCAGCCATCAGGGACTCGGCGCCTTCGGCATCGTTGCCCACGCCACGGCGAAGCGATCGGAAGTCGAAGCAGTCACCGAGGTGGACGCGGACGGTCGGCTTGTAGTCCTTGATGAACTCGCAGAGGGCATCGGTGGCCTCATGGTCGGCCATGTCGCCGTGATTATCACCAAAGGCTACGAAGCGGGTGGGGGTGCTCATTTGCGGTTCAGGTGAGGGATGGGCTGGCCGGAGTCGAAGGCCGCAAGCATCTCGTCACGGCGCTTGCGGGCGGTCAGGAGGTCGTGGCCGATGTTCTCGACGATGTCGGTGCCGCGACGACGCAGGCGGAACCAGTAGCAGTCGCCCAGGCGTTGCAGGTGGTGGTTCGGGTTGTCGGTGATGACGCGGTCGGACTTGCGGTGCCCTTTGCTCACCGTGTACTTGGGGCAGGCCAGCAGGAAGGCGACGCGATCAGGGGACAGGCCGACCTTGCGGGCCCATGCCACCGTCTCAAGGGTTAGAGCCTCCATGACTTTGCGAGGATGCGTCCTTCGGACATAATCTGCTGACGGGCGTTAGGCTTGAAGATGTACTCCTGGTCGAATAGGTGCGAGGCGCGTATCTCGGCGATGCTGTCCAGCTCTTCATCGTTGGCGGGGCCGACTCCGGCGGTGGAGACATAGACGGTGCGGACCTTCCAGCCCTTCTCCCAGAGGATGTCCTGACAGACGCGCAGCTCGTTGATGTAGCGCCAGTCGGAGCAGACCACGGTCTCGGGGCTGACGCTGTCGTGGTGCTTCATCACCGGCACCCAGTTGGCGAAGTGGCGGGCGAAGACGTCTTTGTCGAGGCGCCGTGCGAACTTGCCCATGTTGACCAGGGTGTCGCGGTTCTCGCACTTGAACTCTTCGTTCATAAAGTTGCCGTCGAGCCCGAGGTAATCCATGAAGTGATTGCCAGCCTCCTTCAGGGCATCCGCAAAGTTGATGTGCTCGGCGGGGCGGGTCGACCACTCCAGCAGGCCCGAGGCCAGCGTGTCCTTCCCTGCCCGGGCGAACCCACTGATCAGGACGAGAGTGGGGGCGGCCATCGGCGTGGGTGCTTCGGTCACGGTGTTTAGAAGTTAACGCCTTCGGGAGGGAGGGCGTCAGGTACGGTCGGCTTCTGGGAGCCCTTGGGGTAGGTCATCTTGTACTTGTACTGGGGCTTGCCGTTGTACTCGCCATTGGGTTCGACCTCGACGCCGACGAGGATGGTCTGGCCGCAGGCAGGCTCTAAATATTGCAGGTACTCTGCCGCGGTAGCATCCAGCCTGATCTCCTCGGTGAACTTGCCGGAGTACTTGCCGACGAGCATGGCGAGGGCCTTGCCGTACTTGGTGGAGAAGTTCTTCGACAGGCAGAAGCCCTTGTCGTCGACGAAGAAGAGGCGGGCGGAGCAGGTGCCGTCCTCCCAGACCTTGACCTTCTCGAACTTCGGCTTGATGAGCTTCAGGCGGTAAGTGCCGTTGGTCGAGATGGAGGTGAGCGGGGGGCGGTCGTTGTTTTCGGTGGTCATATTGGTGTTAGGCAAAGGTGATGGCGGTCGAGGTGGTCGGGCCCTTAATGTCGATGACCTGGACTTCGTCGCCGTATGCTGGCCACTCGCCGAGGGTCGTGCACTCGCGGTAGGCTTGCAGCGCCTTCTCGAAGTCGGAGCAGGCGTAGGACATCAGCTCAGGGCCGATCTCCACGACAGCGGTAGCGTAGGGCGGGGCCTTCTCAACGAAGAGGAAGCGGAAGCCCAGCACGCGGCGCTCGAAGGCGGTCTCGAAGCACAGGCGGTAGAAGTAGGCTTGCAGGTTATAGCGGTAAGCCCGGATAGACTTCAGGATGCCAGCAGGGGACGCGTCCTCGGTGGTCTTGAGGTCGTAGAGGTAGCCATCGGTGCCCACGCCGTCGATGGCGCACTTCAGTTGCAC